TCAGAGTAGCGTGGGTGAGCTCTCCAGATACGACCAACAAATGCATTTGGTGGAAGCATGATTGCACCAGGCTTGCTGCCGGTTGACGAGCTAATTTGACGACGTGGGGTAACCATGTACTTACCCTTTTGATCAACTTGAACTTCGTCTGTTGAGCGAATGTCCCATGTCTCAGGAAGTCCGTGACCAATGCGCTCTGGAATTTGAACGAGATAGCACTCGCCTGTGACTGAAATATTAAGCGCTGCATCTCTTAGAAGACCAGCCTGTCCGCCGTATGCGGAGTCTAAACGTGTGATGGCACGTTCAGCGGCAGATGATAGACGCTCGTCGATAGTTCCTGTCGCGCGAATTGGTGAAGGAGTATCGGAAGGATTTAGAACAACCGCTGGGTAGAGACGAATACGAGATACAACAGATGCGACTAGGTTAAACGCGTACTTGATCTCACCTATTGCGTCGTAGTATTCCCATGCCTCAGACTGCCAAGATGAAGATCCGCCAACTCGACGATCTCTAAATTGAGCAGCCTCACCCTTATCGTTGAGCTGAATTTGCGTTGCTGCGGCGGTAAGCGCACGTGGCGCAGAGTAGTTAACAGACTGAGCAGAGCCAGCCGGAATGTTAAGAAGTGAGCTAAGAGGAGCTGATGCACCGGTTGATGTGCGAAGAGCTTGAGCTACGCGACGACGGGAAGCACGGTTAGCGCCTTGACCTTCGTTCTTGCTAAATACACCCATAGTCTACTCCTCGTCGTTGGCTAACGGAATGATTGGACATTACTTTTCCAACCACGCGGCTATCAGTCCAGTGATTGCTGATAGGGCCATAACAAGGCCTACCGCAACTACTGCTACAGGTACTATAGTATAGGCAATCACGATAAGTGATGAGACCCAAAAGCTCGTGCACCAGTAGCAGGTGATGAGATAGCCTAGGCCGTGGGTGTGTGGAAACTTACTCCAGACTAGGTTACGTGCCTTCTCGAGGACAATGTCCTCTACAATTAGGCGTGTGATTCGGTAGACTGCAAGTGACAAGATAACAACGTGGGCTAGATCTATATTCATTGTGATGGATCCTTTACTGAGTAGACGTGCTTGTACGGATTCCAGCTACGAAGACGAGATCCGCAACCGCAGTTGGCATCCTTCTTGTAGGCCAGCATCTTTCCAGACACGGTTTTGATGTATGAGTCCTCGGTTGGGACGTTTGACTTGTGAAACTCGGAGTATGCTTCTCTAAAGATAATCATTGGGCCATCGTTTCCGTCAACTGCGACGAGAACGTGGTCGTCCATTACGACGATGCGAGCCTTTGTTACCTGATAGGCGCCAGGGGTAATCGGCGCGGACTTAAGATCCTGTAACGTTTCAAGCCCAAGATCAACCTGGGCAACTCCAACAAACGCGGGGAATACATCATGCTTGATCTGCATTGTCTTACCTTCCTAGTCTTCGTGCCATTGCGCGGTAGGTAACACCTGCCGCCTCGGCTAATTGCTTAACTGTCACGTTTTGAGAGATAAGGTCTAGGCAAAATTGTGTAAGCTCATCGTTGGCGACTGCCTGCGGAGAGCTGGGAACCATCTTTGAGCGATAGCGACGAGCTAGCGGAGAAAGCGCCTCAATACGAGCGCGATCCGACGAGCTAATACCTGGAGATACTGGACGACGTGATACATATCCTTGAACCTTCTTTTTAGGAGTTGGAATAGTTACATGACTAGGCATGTGTGTTGTATTTGCACGACCGACCCAATAGCGAATTGTAGTTCTTGTTCGCGGAGGATTAAACGAGTCTCCGATAGACTGAAGCGTCCAGCCTTGGGAGTAAAGCGTTAATATGCGGTTGTAGAGATTTTGATCAAACAACGTGGAAAGAAACTCTACCTCTGTCTTAGGTAGCGACTGCTTACGAGCAGGCGTGCGCTTCTCTTCCATAAGGTACACGATACCACGCTTTGTACACTGTTAACTGTTTAAGCTTGAGAAGTTACGTGCATTCTTTTATTCTTTTATTTTCTTGTTCTACGATCTTCTTTGCCCAGACCCAGCCAGGATCTCCACCCCAAAGTGCCCAGGCGATACGTCCTCTTGATGGAAAACCTTTTTCTCCCTGCCGGTAGCCAATCGCGTTCTTGTCAATCTCGTGGCGCGGAAAGTATTTTGCGATGTGGCGAACTTTTTCTATGCCAATGGGATCACCCTTGGCAAGAATGCTTGCGGTATTAAGACCAACGTCTGTTCCGCCTCGGTTAAGTTCCTCTCGCCACTTAAGACCGAGAACTCCCTCTGCCTGCGCACCCCTTGGTATTGGATACAATTTATCTGACACGAAAACCTCCATTTTTAATTCCAGGAATCTTGCGGTGCGCGACTGAGCGGGCTGTAAGCTTTCCTCCGTGGAAACCAGCGGGAGGTTTAATGAGGAGCGCTGTTAGTGCGTGAACAAGTGCGTCAACACGGTCTGGCGACTTGCCCTCGCCGGGAATCCACGAGATCATCTGGCTCTCTAGATCTGCGAGATATCCAATGTGATGAACACGGCCTTGCTCATATGCGAGCGTAATTGGCTCTGCACGTAGTTGCTTGCCATACTTAGAGTGAACCTCTAAGACCTTTACAGAAGGATCAATTGTGTGAATCGCATTCTTAACGAGTGCTCCACCTTGGTTTACCTCAGCGATAACCGGGCAACCCCACTTGCGTGCCATCTGCACAACCTTCTCTGCCCAAACAGTTGGAGAGCCAAGAACTGATGCGTCCTCAAGAACCCACGCGTTGCGCTTATACAAATCTCGATCGCCAGTTGATGCAACAACAACGATTCCACATTCATCGCGCGGATTTTCTGCGACCGATGGGTCAACACCAATACAACGCAGTGGAACTCCCTGTGGGAATGCTGTTTCACGATTTCGTTCAATTAACTCGTCGGTCCAAAGCGCTCCCTCTACCTGATCAAGCATTTCTCCGTATAGTTCCTGACGAGCTAGACGCGTCCCTGCGTATACACCTTGAATGGCGTCTAGATATGCGCTAGAGAGATTACCGGAGTTGTCGAGAGTAGATCCACGTGTAATTACAACCTTGCCAGTTTTCTCGGCCTCGTTCATAAGCTGATAAAGAAGAGGAACTCTCTTTGGAGTTGTTGTAACCATGATCTTAGGAACACTGCCGAGACGAGTTCCAACACGTAGGTTATCAAACGCGGTCATGCCAGCTGCGTCTGGAGTTTGACGCCAGGCAGCAACCTCGTCACCCCAGGCGTGAGTAAATTGCGGTCCACGAAGTGAATCTGGCTCATCAGCTGTAAAACAAGTTGCGGTGTTTCCGTTAGGCCAGGTTAGTCTACGCTTTGACGGTTCATACAGCGGGCGCTCGCTTGGCGGCGTCACGTTAATGATTCCAGACTCGCCTTCAACGATAACGTCACGAACGTCAGCCGCAGTACGAGCAACGAGCGCAAAGCGACGTTGACCCTCGGTAGTATGCTTCGCCGTCTCGCGAACCCACTCTGCAGCGGTGCGAGTTTTACCAGCACCGCGACCTGCGATGAATGCCCAAATGTTCCAGTCGCCTTCAGGCGTCTGCTGCTCGGGACGACCCCACACTGTCCAGTCCCACTGAAGCTGATCAGGATCAAATCCGTTAAGAATAAGTGCCTGCTCTTCAGGTGGAAGGAGAGCGATCTTCTCCATAAATGATTTAGCCAATTATCTTCCTAGTCCAAAGAATATGTTCATCACAGTCACTGCAACTATCGGCAAAACAAACATAAGAAGTACTAGTGCAATAATACCGTCTAGTCTCTTGTTTTGTGGATCAAACTTGCGCTTATGATTTGTCACTTGAGATCTCGTTAATCGGCAGACGATTCTCAGGGAGAATCGCGGTGTATGCCTTTGATAATCCATGTGATGCAGTCTTGTAACCGTAACGCACAAGTCTAAAACGAATAGCGCCGTGTGTGACGCCTAGACGCTTTGCGAGACGATAGAGAGTTACACCCTCAGTAACGTGCGCATAATTTAGAAGCCAGGTGTATTCCTCGGCCTCTTGACGAAAAGCCTTACCGTACGAGCGCACCTGCTGCGCATAGGGCTGAAGCTCAAGTAGACGCTTTAGCGTTTCTTCGGAAGGCTCAATGAATTCACGGGTAGACTTCTCTTCATACACCGGAGGGTGAGGAAGAGGATAACCTGCGGTTGCGACTTTGAGCGCCTCGGCCAGTGGAACTGCAACTGTGATCTGACGAATACGCTCGCGGGTAAGTCCCGTTGCAGATCCGACCGACTCAAGTGTCCAGCCGATCTCACGCAACGCCTTGATGTACGCGTTACGCTCAAGCTCGGTACACTTGATGAATTGTTCAACTACCTCTCTCGGTAGCTCGTGTCCTTGTTTCTTTATCTTTGCCATGTGTAGATTATAACATGTTATCTTAGTGTGGTACAGGGCGCTCGTGGTTTATGTACTGAAGAGGACGAAACAGTACGTTAAGGCTAATTGCCTTGGGCGTGAGAGATGGATATTGTATATATTGGAGTGTCTCGTAAACGTCTCGAGTAGTTTTTTCTTAAACTTCTGTTTTAGATCTCGAGCTGGAAAGAAGAAAGGCAGGCACTTTATTTTTTCTTTTGTTGTAGGTAGGAAGATGCCTTTGTAAAAATAAATAAATATGAGCGTGCGAGAAAGAATTTGTGTCTATAAAATAATAAAATACATACTTACATGATATAATTAGGTAGCAATATAGTACTCAACGACGATTGGATGATGATGGAATACTACTACTATCATGTGCAGGTTGGTTTACGTTTAAAGAAACAAGAAGCGTTTATACGAGCTACATCGACTGACGAGATCTACAAGGTGTTCAGCGAGAAGCAACGAGAAGATAAGTATAAAAGAATAGAAGTAAAGATGTATACATATAGATCTGACAAGCATGTTTGCAAGCATGGGTGCGTCAAGCATCTTGTAGATACAAGTATGCTAGTGACGTGGTCAGTAAAGAATCCACTGTTTGCAAGGCTCAACAAGGAATAAGAATAAATAAGAAAGGGACCTAGCCTAGTGGCTGGGTCCCTTCCTATTTAACAATGCTACTCTGGGAGTACCACCGCAACATTACGGTCACCCGCAAATACACGAGCAAACGTTGTAGCGTCCATTAGGCCAGTAGCCTCAAGGCTATTGTCCTTTTGATATTCCTTAACGGACTGCTTAGTAAGATCGCCGTACCAACCATCACGGTCGTTGTTAGCGTCTCCATACCCAAGCTCGCCAAGGCGACGCTGTAGGTGATGAACAGTAAGTGACTTGCGTGCATAAACATTCTTATACACACAGGCGTCGAGTTTAACCTCGTCGACATCACCATCGCCTACCACGTAGGAAGGAGCTGGTGATTCGGCCTTAGCCGCAGGTGCCTTAGGCTCAGGTGTTACCTCAACCTTAGGCTCCTCAATAATTACTGGTTCAACAACATCCTCTGCTGGAGTGGATGTGACTACGTCCTCATCATCGATAGGGACGCCAGCCGCATATGACTGGTAGTTATCTTGTTCTTTGCTCATAGGTCTAATGTATCCTAACTAATGCATCATGACTTTAGCAACACCAGGATATTCCTTTAGTCGCTTAAGTGTGGACATACCCGCACCAGAACGGTACGCGTCGGGACCAATTCCCCATGAACCCCAGTTATCTCCTCCGCCTGTCATAAGAAAGGCGACCTGTGTGTTAAGCACTGGGTCAAAGAGCTGGTTGTTATCCGTAAGCCCAAACTTCTTTCGACGTTCAGGAC